ATTATTTATACCCTTCAAATGGAATGGTGTTCCCTTGATGATCTCACCACTGGTAGACACATATTTATCAACATCTGACGCACCGATATTGACAGCGATTTCCTCTGGATATACCTTTCTCAATTCCTTCTTATACTGTTCAATTATCTTGACCAAGGCATCATCGGATTCTCCCTTGAGGATCATGTCCATAACTTCTTTCAATCGTGGCCTGATGGCTTCTGGTGTGTCTGAACGTATGATTTCAAGACCCGTTACCTTGATCTTGTCCATTGGAGCACCTTCTTCATTGACAGCCCAATAACCATACTTCTTTTTCTTCACGAACAATGCTGTCTTAGCAACCATTTCCTGTTTGAATACAATTCGGAAATCTGTTACATTGGAATTATACATCTTCCTTTGGACTTCACGATAACACATATCGTTTACATAGTCCTCAATGACACGGGAAAGTTTCAAAATGAAATGTATCTTTTCATCATCTTTCAAAGATGTCCATTTCTCACCTATCGTATTTTCAAGAAACTTACCCATCATAATGAAGATGGAATCTGTGTCCATGTAAGCGACAAAATCCTCTTTGTATTTCGTGTCACATTTACAATCAGGATCAATCTCCTTCAGAATGGAAACAAGATCATCATTCAATGAATAATTCCTCAAGAGATCATTTACATATTTTTCTCCCGCCTTTACGGTTTGTCTACCACAGGATGTAATGGCCTCTGCGATATTCACGTTGAAATATCGTGAGTAAGGAACACTCGTAACACCGAACATGGCATTGAGAATAATCTTGAGAGCGTTTTGTAAACCATGATACTGGCTTACTTTTTCTTCTGCCATCTTTTTATTATTACCACGAAGGTCTGGTAACGTTTTCTTCAAGTGAATCATCTTACTTTTCACAAGACGCCTCTTATCAAAAACCTGACGTTCAATATCGGCAATAACACCGGGCGTCTTTGTAGAAAATACAGACCCACATGGTGCGATACTGATAGCCTTCTTCTCAATCGCCTCATTGAAGGCATCAAGTTTCGCCCCGGTGAAACGAATTTTCCTACCATCTTTCACCAAAAGAAACTCTGGAAACTTTTTCTGTTTCACGCACTGGACAACAACATCTTCTGTTGTATCAATTATCCTACCGTAATAAGTCTCCGGTGACATATTCAACGTGATGATCGCGGTTGGATAAGACGATGCAATATCAAGGTCAATAACCCAATCATGTTTACCCAATTGAGGTTCCTTGACATATGCCGCTTCAAACGTTTCCTGTGTTCCACCAAGAAACTGTGGGGCACATCGTTTCGTCCTGCGAAAATGTGTTAACAACAATCCTTCGATAAGCTGGGTCATTGTATCATAATATCTCATCGGGCACTTAGTCAAGAGAGACAATGCCTGAACCATATCAATATACCCCAACTTCTGATTCAACTGATGGACACGAAGGGAATCTGTAATATTATAATCAACAAACAAGTTCCAGTTATTGGCACATAAATCTTTCAAGTCCTTATACTTGGAATAGTCTGTCTTACCCTTATCCAACTCATAATTACATACAAAATCCAGAGAATATCTTTCTAGTTTTGTAGGGGAATACCATTTATATAAACTGATATAATCAAGAATGGTTACACCCGATATATTGATGTTCATATTACCACTTTTACCTGCCCAAACTTGGACATCATTTATCGGGGATAATCTCATAAACATTTTTGGATCATCAAAAAGCCTCTTGGTCCTGTTGATGATATATGGAATATCGAAGTCATAGATAGACCAACCGGAAATAACGTCCGGTGGATACTTATGTATAAAATTGAGAAGTCTTGTCATCAAAACCTTCTCGTTATCACACTTTATGTATCGGATATATTTCTCACCGAAATACTTACCGGCTGTATAGTTACCCAAACCAAATACCGTTGTAGTATTTGTCTTATCATCATATATAGAAACAAGACAGACGGGGTCTTTCGCTTCCTCTGGATGTGGGAATCCAATCTTACTATCCGTTTCAATATCAAGAAAGTATGTTCGAAGTCTTGGACGATCCATATCCTCATCGGGAATAGAATGATAACGTTCAGCCAGAAATTGAATCTCTGGCCGAACCCTATCTTCGAATATTTCTTTTTTGTCTTTTATGTAGGAATAATAATCTGAATATGATCTGAAATGCCTCTTGGTTACAGGTTGCCCATAGATCGTCTTGATCTCTCCACGTTCATATGGATAATAGACGTATGGAACCCACGGTATATCCGTGTAGAAGTCCTCGCCCTTTACCTGTTCCCAAATATGTATTGTTGATTCTCTTGTGTTATAATAAACATTTTTGAACATTTTATATCTCAAACAGAGACAACGGTAATCTATCATCAACTACCACAATCTCCGTATCATATTTTCTTATCCAACAACCACTATCTGCCTGTTGTGGTTTTCCTATAATATGCCAGAATTTTTCGGGAGAGTGTTCATAATCATCAACCTCATAAACATCCCCTATCTTATCACAATACCAAGAAAAAGTATAGCTCTTTTTATCTCCCAGGCATTTTGAGCAAGTGCACCGGACAATCTTCACCCGATACTTCTTATGTGATCTATCATTCAATGTCATACAAAGAAACTTTCTCTGCGTTCAGTCCTTGAGAAGCTTTACCTTTCTTTTTTCCTTCCGTTGTCGATGTTTTGGCAATACCAAATCCTGACAACGTTGAAAGACCTTCACCCGCCATAACCATATCAATATAAAAACGTACAAGCTGTTCCCTTGTCAAATTCTTTGATAGATACTTTCGAGAATTTGTAATCATTCTCTTTGTTCGTGAGTCTCCCTTTACATCCAAAATCTCTTCAACCAATAAGATCGCCTCATTTATATTTGATCGGATGGCATCATCTGACATATAATCAAGATGGGGCAGAAAAATTCCCAATATGGAACCAAGAGACTCCTTTGGTGTCCTCACGGTTTCATAATATAAACCGTTCAGAATAATTTTGATTTCCTCTTTTACCATTATACTACACTCCTTTCTCAAAAACAAACACGGGTTCGTATTTGTTCAGTTTACCTTCACATTTTATAACATTCATCGAAACATTTTGGGCAATCTCTTGAATGTTGTTATCTCGGCCAATCGTGAACCTCATCAACATATGGATCATATCCTTTTCAATCAAGCCGGCATCCTTTGCCAGTTGAACAGAATCGGTTTCAAGGGGAAGATATTTTCCCTTCGATAACTTTATGTTAGCAATATTCCACATAAAAACACCACGGGGTCCGAGAAACTCGTAAACATTCTCAATCGTCTTTTTCAGAAATCCTCCTTTCCAAGATTCATAAGATGAAAACTTCTTATAAGACTGGGCGGAATCGGTGCTATACCTTTCCCTATTGAAATAAGGTGGTGACGTATATGCCAATACACCCCTCCCCCTATACTCCTTGAACAAATCAGTCTTATCAAAATCCTCCGAACCCAAACAAATAGGATATACTTCTGCCTTACAGGTGGGATCAATAAACTTCTTCCAGAACCTTTCGATCATTCCATACCGTTCATAGATAGCCGAGTTTGGGTCCGTTCCAATATACACACACCTTTTACCTCGTAAATTTGGATGGGATGAAGCAGATAGAAAAGCGACCAGCCTTCCGGCCCAACCCATTGAAGGATCATATACGATTAATTCATCATTAGTTTCCGCTGCGTTCAATAAATTTGTAGAGTAAATCCATTTGGCTACAGGACAACGAATATTCGTCACAGGTTGTGTTCCACTTCCCATACGAATACTCTGTTTCAATGTCGGCCAGACAGGTTTATAGGGATCATCCCGCCATCCGTTCAGCTTGTCCTTCCATAACATTCTTTTCATCTTGTGATGATACATCTTCTTGTCACGGAGGAATCCTATAATAGACGGTGTCTCCTGTGCAATACCTCTTGTAATAGGAACATCCATCATCTCTGGGAACCAATGGTCTACAACCGTTGCCCATGAGTTATATCCCTTGAGAATTTTCTTACCATCTTCCTCAAAATAGATATCGCTACTGTTCATTCTCAAGGTATGAAATTTCTTCAATCGGTTGATGATCTCATCCAAAGAGACTGATCCTGCCCCGACAGGAAACTTGTCCTTCTCATATGCGTTGAGAAAAAACACTCGTAGTTTCTCCGCATAAACGTCAAACTCTTTCTCCGATAAATCCCGAACATCACACCATCGTGGATTCAATTCATCGGGAAAATTCAACTCCGTATAAAGAGGTAGACAATCACAATCGACAAAGGGATTCTCCTCTTTCACATCAAAAAAAATTTCTAGCATTATTCCAACCTATTCACAATCGCTTCAATTATAAACACTATAATAGCCAATGTAATAATTATTGATAAACCAACTACTATTGTAACAAGTGGTATAACAAAAGGTAACCATAAAGGCGATAATACCCATATCCACGACCAAGTTATCTCACCGATCAATTTCAGAAAAATCAAAATTAGCGCTGTGAGAATAAAAAAACTACCATTTATTTTCATCTTCTTCCCTTCTTCCACTTACCATCAGACTGTGTCGGGGTTCGTACTTCCATCTGGGCAACACTTCTTTCATCACCTGTTTGTGTTGCATCCCTGAGCCATAAATCCAACTCACAAGAGTCATACATTTTGAGTGACCTACAATCATAATAGAATTTGTCGATCTCTCCAACACGACCACCTAGCCTATTCTTTACAATTTTATAATGTAATTCACTGGAATACACCAATTTATCATCATCAACACCATAGATCGCCATAAAGTCCGCCGTAGCAGGAACACCCATACTCTCTGCTATATAGACGAAATCAACTTCGGCAAAATTGATGATGGAGCCTTCCCTGTTCAACTGTGATACAGATACTACCGGACACTCGAACTGAAAAGACATTGCTCGAGCTTCCTCGGCAATTCTCTTTACATCCGTATACATATCACCTTTCGTTGAATATGAAGGTTTCATAATGTTGATGTAATCAAGATAACATATAGAAGGCGGGAACCCTCTCATTGTGAGCTCCCGTAGATATCTGCGGATATCAAGAACCGAGGCCTCTCCCGTAGGAAACTGTTTTATGAACAGCCTCCCAAGATTTTCCGTGCCTCTCTTGATATCCCTCAGCTTCACTATCAATTGATCTCTCACAGATTCAACTGTATACATCTTATTGATGTCTAGTGAAGTAAAGATACTGTCAAACCTCTGGGCAAAAGCATCCTCCGACATTTCCAATGAACAAAGGACTACGTTATGACCCTTGAGAACCTGGCGGGCAGCAAAATTAGCAAGTGTATTAGAATTATGTGATAAAACACCATCCGTATAAAATTTATGATGATATGGTAAAGAAACGTCATACATCTCCATTTTCTCTCCGGTATCAAAAACATCGAAAACGATTTCTATACCACTTTCACCTTTTATTTTACAGCCCGGGAAAACATCTTTTGCAAAAACTTCTTTATCATCAGATGTAATAAAAACATGATTATCCGCACATTCAATTTCAATTCCACTCTCAAACAAAACAAGATATTTTTGGAAAGGAACTGTTTCTATAACATAATCTATATCAACAAAACCAATGTCAGTATAGACTTTATAACCATCCACACTATAATAATTTTTTGATATATTATCGAATAACATTTTTCAATTCTCTTATAACAGATTCCCTATCGGAAACCCAATCGTTTTCCCACACAATATAAACATTATATCCACATTCACGAATTGCATCAATTCTTTTCTTATCTTCAATCCACTTATCAGAGGCAAAGAGTTTTACATATGGATTATAAAAATTACTTTCATATAAAACAGGGTTACAATGGAAATAATCACCATAAAATTCTATTACATTATTTTTATAAAGACCATCAACAATAAACCTATCAATAAAACATTCCCTGTCTATATTGATATTCAACTCTCTCTCAATATCATCAAGAAAATTTTTACAAGATGTTGACGGATGAATACTATTGAATGAATCCATTCTTTTTTTCAACATCTCTCTATATCTCGATGTTCCAACTTCTTTTCCATACTTATCAATGAAATTCTTCAATGTGTTTTTCTTTTTTTCATTTATCTTCCTTTTCTCTTCCTCTGTTTTTGATGACATTGTTTGTAACCACTTTTTTTGTCTTTCTTTCCATCTTCTTATGCCTTCTTCCTCGCCATACTTTTTTTACATAAGAATCTTTATTATTCCCACTTCTTGATGAAATCTCTCTATGTTTTTCTCTACCCCTTGTCTGTTCAGAATGTGAAACCTTCTGTCTTTCAATATATAAACTATACCTTTCTTCACCAACTACTTCTCCATACTTCGATATAAAGAAATCTTTTGTGTTTCTATTTTTACTTGCCTTTCCGACATTCTCCTTCCAAGAAAAATATTT